GCAAAACAAAGTGTAATGCTTGCAAGTGATTTAGTAGAACTGGAGAACGTTGTAAGTGTAACTTTTGGTAAGAATAGTGCAACAATAAATAATTGGTCATCAACAGCAATACAGGCATATGGCTTATCACAATCCAGTGCGCTAAAATACACTGCAACGATGGGAACAATGCTGAAATCGAGTGGAATTACTGGAAATGCTATGGTAAACATGAGCGAAAAGCTTAGTGGTCTTGCAGGTGATATGTCAAGTTTTTATAACATATCACAAGACGATGCTTTCTCAAAATTGCAATCTGGTTTAGCAGGACAGACAAAGCCACTCCGTGAACTTGGTATTAACATGTCAGAAGCTAACTTACAAGCTTTTGCTTTAACAGAAGGCATAAAAACATCATATAAAACTATGACAAGCGCAGCGCAAACGACACTTAGATATAATTATATTATGTCTGCTAGTAAAGATGCACAGGGAGATTTCACACGCACTAACCAAAGTTTTGCTAACCAACTTCGTATTGCATCCACAACAGTCAAACAAATCGGTGCTAATATCGCAAGCAATTTTCTACCTTATCTGGATAAATTGATGAATATCTTTAATAGTGGATTAAGTAAAGCCCCACAAATAATTGATACTGTGAAAAATAAAGTTATAGAATTTTGGAAAGTATTTAAAGTTGATGATATTCTAAATGATCTAAAGTCTACTGCGCTGGATACCTTTTCTCAAATTGGTAAAACTATAAACTTCCTTAAAAAGCCTATGGAAGATTTTATTGGGTCTGTTTACAATTTAGCAAAAACAATACTCAGTGATGTGTTGCCAGCGTTTGGTAAAGTAAGACCTGATTCATGGAATTTTGTAAGAGATGCGATTAAAAATATTTTAACGATTGCAACAAATACATTTAATTTTATCAATAAGAACTGGAGCAAAATAAAACCGCTTATAGAAGCGATTATATTAGCGATGGCTGCATGGAAGATAGCTACAATTGCTATGGCTGCAAGTGCTACTATAGTAACCACAGTAACAAAGGCATGGGAAACAATATCATTAATCATCTGGGGAATAAAGAACGCCACCAGTGCTTGGGAAGCCGTACAATGGGCATTAAACGTGGCAATGGAAGCAAACCCCATTGGTCTCATTATTGCAGGAATCGCCGCTTTGATCCTTATAATAATAGAGGTTGTAACTCATTGGAAAGATATTTGTACATGGGTACAGAATACTTGGAACATGCTTAAAAATAATCCAATAGCAGAATTTATTGCTGCTACAAATCCATTTACAGCAATTTTGTTTGAAATCACAAAACATTTCACTGATATTACAGGTGCTATCAGTAAAGCTTGGGGTTGGCTGACTCAATGGAATGGAACAAAAGCAAAGTCTAAATCTGTTTCTGTAACTACAAGCAATAGTAGTAATACTAAAGGAACTAAAGTGGATGGCAGCCACAAAACAGGTTTACCATTAGTGCCACGAGATGGATATATCGCAGAACTTCATAAGAACGAAGCAGTTATACCAGCAAATCAGAACCCTTATAACAATAGAAATAAAACTACAAATGGTGTAAGTGTTTTTGTTACTATACAGGGTAATGTTATTGGAAATGATGAATACGCAAACTCAATGGGTGAAATAATTGTAAACAAGGTTAAAATGGCATTAGCAAATATGTAAGAGTGGTTATGTCATATAATCACTCTTTTATTTTATCAAGAATGGGGTGATTATATGGCAGACATTTATTTTTCTGATTTAAATAGAAAAACAGTATATCAGTTGCCGATTTTACCGGAAGATATGCCTGAGTTAAGTATAAGTACGGACAACGAAGAATTTGAAACTTTTAATAGTGGAACTTACAATTTCTTAAATATGCAAGGACTGACTACATTTTCAGTTGAAAGTTTCCTTCCGTCTTATGCTGGTAAATACAGCTTTGCAAAATCAAAAATTGATTCATATACATTAATTAATTTTTGGAACTCTGCAATGACAAACAAAACTCCTATACGGTGCATAATGGATAAAAATTTAAATAGCAATACAAACTTGCAAATTGTAAATATGATGGTTTCGGTTGAGGGTCTTACATACCATGAGGACACAGTAGGTGACGTTTACTTTAAACTCGATTTAAAAGAATATCGGAGTGTAAGTTAATGTACAGTTTGTATGCTTATTATAATAGTAGGTTAGTTGACATATTGCCGAAGTCAAATAATCTACAATATACTAGCGATAAAGATAATTTGGCTATTGAGATGACATTTGACAGCATATATTCACTTGATATCGGCACACAAATCGCACTCAAAAATGATACAGATGTTGTTGTTGCCGGAACTATCATCGAGAAAGATCAGAAGAAATTTGTTAATACATATACAGTGATGGACTTTGCTTTTTATCTCAATAAATCCAAGACAGCGATTCAATTTAACAATGTTACCGCCAATACAGCGATTAAAATGTTACTTGATGGATTTAATATTCAATATAATATTGCTGATATTACCACAAATATTAATAAGACTTTTAGGGGTGATGCAATTAGTGACATTATAGATAGTATTTTGGAAATTGCAAGGCTTGACAGTGGTACGGTATATGTAAGATATATGGATGCCTATACATTAAACATCCAACCACTTGACCACCTCAAAATCACTCCTACGATACTAATTGATAAAGACATAACATATACCACAAGCATTGAAGATATGAAGAACAAAGTCATAGTTTCTGAAACAGGTGTTACCCTTGCCACAGCAGAAGATGATACAAGCATTAGCAAATATGGTTTGTTGCAGGATGTTTACAAGGTCAGCAAAAAGAATGCAAGTCAAGCGAATAATATAGCTCAGAATTATCTCTCTCAAAACAATCGCATACTTGAAGAATTGACTTTTGATGCAGTTGGAATCAGTGGAGCAGATGATATTCTTGCAAACCGAATGATCTACATTGATATACCGAGTTTTGGTATATCTGATTGGATTAGAATCGCTACAGCACAACATACGATAACAAATAATATGCACAAAATATCAATTACTCTGGACAACTCGCTTGATAATATGATTTCAGATGACGATGAAAGCGATGAGGATGGTGAAGATGAGTAATACTAGTTGGGCGAATACATTAGCAAAGGAATTTAAAGCCAGAAATAATAAAGAATATTTCGGCACACTTGCAGGTACTGTGTTAAGCGTTAATCCAATTAAAATAGGAATATATGATAATCAGATTATGCTTGATAGTAGCAATATTTTTGTAGCAAAAACAATTAATGACTTAATAACAAATAGCGAGATATCAATAAATGATACTGTTTTGGTTATTTCAAGTGAAAATAATCAGACATTTTTTATAATTGATAAATTGATTTAGGAGGTGTGAGCATGGGGATGTTTCCAAGCGTAAACACAGATTTGCAGACACAAATTGACAATGTGACATCAACTTCCTCGACTACAACTACTTCCACAACGACAACATCTACAGCTATATTCACACCCTCTGGAAAATCTTTTAAATTTGATTTTGATACAGGTGATTTTGTAATACAAGATGGAAATTTAGTGGTTGCAAGTGATTATGAATCTACTAAAATATGGATTCAAAAAATATTGAAAACTGAAAAATTTAAATTCAAAATTTACGAAAAAGACGATACAACAATGGAGTATGGAATTACTCTTATGGATTTGATCACAAGCAATAATTATCCACTCAGTTATCTAAAAGCTGAAATCACAAGAGAAATCACAGAGACATTATTGTTAAACTCAGTTATAGCCAGTGTAGATAATTTTGTTTTTAACAGAAATAAATTGATTTTGAGTGTTACCTTTAACGTTACACTTGTTGACGGAACGATTATAGAAAGTGAGGTGTAAATATGAGCGATACAGCAGCAACGATACAAGCAAGGTTGTTAAGTAATATTGACAGTACATATGATACTTCAGATGGTTCATTTTTTTATGATGCTGAAGATGCAGTGGCTATTGAGTTAGCAACATCATATGCAACTATGGACACAATCCTTAACAATGGATTTCCAGATACGGCTACAGGTACATACCTTGACCAAATAGTAAGTGAGCAAGGAATCACAAGAAAACAAGCAGGTTATGGGATAACAAACGTCACTGTAACTGGAAGTGTGGGAACTAGTGTTCCTTTGGGTGGTATTGTTGGAACTGATACAATAAATTACGCTTTTACGCAAAGTGCTGTAATTCCTGACACTGGTTCGGTTAGTGTACCTGTTCAATGTGTTGTGGCTGGAAGTATAGGTAATGTTCCCTTTGGAGCAATACAGTACTTTCCTGTAACCATACAAGGATTAACTTCAGTAACTAACCCTACACAAATTACTAGCGGCTATGACACAGAAACAGACGATGAGTTAAGACAAAGATACTATGCACAAGTACAAAGTCCTGCAACGAGTGGGAATATTTCACACTATCAGTTATGGTGTTCTCAATGTGCCGGAGTCGGTGCGTGTCAGATTTACCCTTTATGGAACGGTGCAGGAACGGTCAAAGTGTGTGCACTAGATGTAAATAGTTTGCCATTAAGCAGTACAGTGCTTGCAAATTTACAAAGTTATATTGAGAGTCAACGCCCAATTGGAGCTACAGTAACCTATACCACTGGAGTTGAACTCCCAATTAATATAAGTGTAATAATAACTCTATCAAATGGATACACAGATGCACAAGTGCAAAGTGCTATAGCTACAAGTATTACAAGTTATTTGGCTTCAATAGCTTTCAATCAGAACACGGTAAGTTATGCAAAAATAGGGAGTTTAATTCTATCGACTTCTGGTGTTGCAGATTACAGTAACTTGACTGTAAACGGTGATGTTTTGAATGTTACTATTCCACAAGAGCAGGTAGCCACGATTGGAAGTGTTACAGTTGGATAAAAGTACATTGCTATCATATATGCCCTATTATTATCAAACGTCTGACGTTATGGAAAATATCTGTAACGCAAATGCAACAGAGTTGAATAATTTTAATACGCAAATACAGGATACACAGAATCAATTATTTGTTGATACCGCTGATTTTACCTTGTCCAGATGGGAACAGGAATTTGGCATTGAAGTAAATAATAATTTGAATGCTGCTTATAGGATTAGCAGAATTAAAAGTAAAATGCGAGGTCAAGGAACTTGTACAGAAAGTCTAATCCAAAATGTTGCGAACTCATTTGATAATGGCACAGTACAAGTAATTGAGCATTCTTCTGATTATACAATTGAAATCAGATTCATATCAGATTATGGAATTCCACCTAATTTATCAGATTTACAGAACGCATTAAGCGCAGTTATGCCAGCACATTTAGCAACTATTTACACATATCTATACACACTTTGGCAAAGTACTGAAAAGGTTACTTGGGGAGCAATAAAAGCAAGTGGCACTTGGTCTAACTTAAAAAATGGACAAGATGTATCAAATTCATAGGGAGGTGAAATATGTCTACAAAAACAATTAATCTAAATTTAATAAAGCCAGATTTAACCGATGTAGCAGACATTGGAGTTATAAATACCAATATGGACACAATTGATGCTGCAATACATATTGTTACTCAAGCTGTACCTACAAAAGTAAGCCAATTGAACAATGATGCAGAATATATTACATCCGCACAAATTCCAACCGTCCCAGTCCAATCAGTAAATGACAAAACTGGTGCAGTAGTTTTAACCGCAAGTGACGTGGGAGCAGAGCCAGCAATAACTACTGGTGCAGTTACACAGTTTTTGAGTGGATTAAAAAATTGGAGAACATTATCGACTGATGTATTAGCAACGGTTTTAACAGGTTTATCAACAGCCACAAATGCAGTGTTATCAACAGCAGACACGGTATTATCAGCATTGGGTAAATTACAAGCGCAGATTACAGCGAACTTAACCACATTGACAAATCACACCAGTAATACATCTAACCCACATAGCGTAACAGCCGCACAAGCAGGGGCAATTAACTCTGCCCCATATGCAGCTACGGTCAGTGGCACAGCTGTGACAGTTACAATAAGTGGTTATACAGTAGGCAAAATATATCCTATTTCTGTGAGTACCGCTATAACAGCCGCTAGTACGCTATCGGTGAACAGTGGAACAGCATACTCATTGGTTAATGTAACAGGCACAGCGATAACGGCTGTAGCAAGTGGTGCAGTTCTTTACATCTATCAAGCTACAAGTACAGGAAATTTTCAGTGTGTTGGTAAAGGGGGTGGTGGAACAGCAACAACACCGCAGTTACTTAGCGGATATACAGCAACGGTTGACAGTGGTCAGATTACTGGAACAATGCCAAACAAAGTAGGCTCTGGAACTGTAATTACTCCAGGCTCAGTAGCTCAAGCCATTCCGCAAGGGTATTACAGTGGGGCTATGGGAGATGGAGAAGTTAATGGCGATGCAAATCTAGCGTCAGCAAATATACTACCTGGTAAATCTATTTTTAATGTTGCCGGAGCTGTCACTGCTGGTACTTATATTGTGTATAGTGATTCAAATACATACTATACATATAGCACTACAGCAGTTGCTTTGGGCTCTAAAATAACAATGAATGTCGCAGGAACAGTTCGTATATCTGTTTCTTTTATGAGGAGCGGTACTTCCGGTACTGCATGGGGTCAAGTGTATAAAAATGGAGTTGCAGCAGGAACATTGCGCACCTCTACTGCTCAAACATATGTATTGTATTCAGATGACTTTAGCTGTAGTGTAGGAGATTATTTTCAATTTTGGGGGTGGGATAATACATCTTCAGGATATACTGCGGCTGAAATTAATTTGTTTGAAGCAGGTATTAATATTGCTGTTACTGGAACTGACATTGCGACTTAATTTTTGTGAGGGGGAATTCACTTATGAACTATAAATATCAGTACATAGACGATGCAAGTAGGGCAGCTTTGATTACAGCAAACTCTGATAAAGTCCTTATTGAGGAGGACAACATAACAGAAGGTAATTTTTTGATTTTTTCTGATGTAGTACCCTTGGAGAACCAACTCCAAAATCTTAATAATACTACTAACATGGTGTTACTTGCACAGGAGGGAATTTTATGACCGTTACCACGGACTTGTTTAATAGACTACTTAGCCTTGTAAAACAAGGATTGATTATCACTAACAGTATCAAGGATTCTGACTATTCTGCGGCAATTATTACAGAACTTAAAGCAGAAGTCGTTGCAGGAACGATTACCGCCGCACAGTACGAAACGTATACAGGCACAGTTTATAGTGCCTAAACAGTACGCTTCTTTTATGCACGAAAACGTCCGTAAGGGAGTTTATTTTTATAATGACGTGATTATGCAACTTTATGTAAAAATGGGAAAACATATTAATACTTGCCGCTCAGCTCAAAAGTGGCATTGATATCTGATACAATAATGCAGTCGCAATCCCAAGCGAGCCTATGAAGGCGGTATCAACTACCATAAGCACATAATAATGGAGGTTTCTTATGAAAATTTTAAAACATATGTGGCATTTATTGGTGCTATGGTTCGTACTGGGTATGTGTTATGCAACATTGGAATTGATTATCAGGGGATATACGTATATACAGATGATATGGATAGGCGGACTTGCAGGTTTACTAATAGGTTTGCTTGATCAACATAAAGCCTATTATAATCGTTTGATGTGGTAGCAGTGTTACTTAGGGACAATAATCACACTGGTTGTGGAGTTTGTAAGTGGTTGCATTTTTAATCTGTGGCTCCGTTTGAATATTTGGAATTATAACGGTGTACCTTACAATTTTTACGGACAGATATGTTTGCAAATGGCTGTAGAGTGGTTTTTTTTAATGCCATTTGTTATATATGCCGATGATTGGCTGAGGTGGAAGCTCTTTAACGATCCACACCCAAGCGATGGAATATTAAAAAATTATATAAAGCTATTTACACTGCATTAAAGCACTCGGAAACGGGTGCTTTTGTTATATCAATTTATAGGGAGGGATTAGACAAAATGGAAAATGAAGAAGTGATACAAAATAAGCTTGATAATCACGAGCAACGTATTCAAACACTTGAAAAAAGTGACGTAAAATTTGAAACAATTCTTCAGCAGACAATTTCCAGTAATGAAAAACTTCTTGCTTTTATGGACGAAACAACTTCAACTTTGGTCAGAATTCAAGAAAACTTGAAGCATGATGAATCCGACATTTCAGATCTAAAGACAAATCAAAAATCTGAAAATGATAGGGGAAAGTTAGATATAACGAATTGGTTAAGTCAAAATTGGTTTACTATTGTTTTATCTTTAGCTGTCGCATTCGACATAATCAAAAATTACATTAAATAAGGATTGGAGGTAAAAAACATATGGAAGCACAAATTTTCATAGACAAGATTGCTATTGGCGCAAAAAACACAATGAAACAGCGCGGTATTTTAGCAAGTGTTTCAATTGCTCAAGCAATCCTTGAGTCTGGTTGGGGTGAACATTCGCCTTGTAATAATTTGTTTGGTATTAAAGCCAATGGATGGAAAGGTGCAGTACAGACATTAGCAACAACAGAAGTCATCAAGGGCAAAACAGTACATATCATGGATACGTTTAGAGCTTATCCAACATTAGAAGCAAGCATTGAGGATCATGGAGCGTTTTTGGTGCAAAATATTCGATACAAAAACATTATCGGTCAAAAGAACTTTAAACTTGCTTGTCAATATCTACAAACAGACGGATATTCAACGAGTCCATATTACGCACAAACACTTATTAGTTTGATTGAAAAATATGGTCTTAATAAATACGATAAATAATAATATTAAAAAACATGGAGGAAATTTAAAATGAATACAAATATAATAATTCTTATAACAAATGTTGCCTGTTTACTTACTATTGTCGGTATTCCAGTCGGAGCGAAATTTCTAGCAAAACATAAGGTAAATGCTACAGCAATACTTTCTGATGTTGACAAAGGTGTAGCGTACGCTTCTAGTATTGCTAATGCTGTGAAGCCTTTTCTTCCCACTATTGCAGACAATGTAATTGATGTTACCTTGAAGTATGCTGGACAAGCAATTACGAGAGTTGAGGCTACATATAAGGCAAGTCTGCTTACTGGTACGGTTGGCACTGATACTCGTAAGGCAGAAGCAAATAATTTGATTACTAGTTCACTTGCGATGGAAGGCATTCCTATGACCTCAGACACGCAGAAGTTGATTGATACGGTTATTCCTATGCTCGTTTTGGCACTGCCTAAGACCAATGATGATAGTGTTACAGCAACACAGACACCAGAAGCAACGGAACAAACAGTAGCGGCAACTGCAAACGCATAATAATTTATAAAAATGATATAAAAATTGAAAAAGAACGTGTTGGAGTTTATTCTTCAGCACGTTCTTTTTTCTTGCAAGAAATATTGTAAAACAAATTAATGAGAATGAAAGGTTATGGTAAAATTAATGTCAACAAATGAACTTCCAGATATTTTAACTGTACAGGATTTAATGTCATATTTAAATATAGGTAGAGTAAAAGCATACGAACTTGTTAAT